TGCAAACAGCATACTTAACATCACAAAGGCGTATCTCGCTAAGCAGAGACGTGTAATATCGTCGGCTTCAAAGCGTGGTACTAAACCTAAGGCGTTGAGGAAAGCTATAGCTAATGGGTACTTGGAATGGACTTTTGGGGTTCAACCGTTAATTGGTGACCTCAAAGACGCCTCTGTTGCTTTGCAGCGCCTCCTCTATGATGCACCGAGGAGACGTTTCTCAGCGACGGGCAATTTTCAGTCCGGTGGTTTTACCGTGAAGGCCCCTATTAGTCAAGGCCAGTTGGTCTGGACGCGAAAGCGTCTGGACATAACCAGGCAGACGGTGAGGTACTACGGTATGTTCCAAGAAGCGAAGCCTGGAGATAGCTTCGGGGCTCAGGTCGGAAGGATAGCGGACCTATCAGGGTTTAACCTGAGACAGTTCGTCCCCACGATTTGGGAACTGATTCCATACTCCTTTCTTGTCGATTACTTTGTTAATGTCGGCGAGATGCTAGAAGCAGCAAGTACAGATACCTCTCAGGTGCGTTGGCTCAATAGGGTGTCCGTTGAAAAAGCGGTCGGGCAGGAAATTTATGCCTTTGACGCGAAAGCGACGGATACCCAAGATCCAGCGTTCTGGGAAGTGCTTGCCCTAACTGGCACATCGGGTGGTTATACTGCAACTGCAACACAGATTCACCGACAAGGGTCTGCCGTTCCATTTCCGGAACCCAGGATAAACTTGAGTCAGTCTGGTTCGCATTTATTGAACCTTGCTGCGCTCATCCTTAGTCGGCAGTAGTTCTCTTTGGAGCTTTATCCACTATGACGTGGTCACTTACGACGCCCATAACGGGCGGCGCTCAAACGGGTTTCACTTCGCCGACCTACACAATTGTAGCCGACGTAGCCCCTGACGTAAACGGCAAGCAGTCCGCTGTTTCCGCTTTGGGAGGAACTCAAGCCGGTGTTACCGCGCATACGGTGTCGAGTCCTTTCACCATTACGTTCATCCGTCCTCGCAACCTCAAAGTTGTTGGGAAGACGAACCCGGTGACTGGGCTTCTACCGAATGTTGCAAAGAACACCTGGAAGCTGATTGTCCGCAAGGGAGTACTACCCCTCGTTGGGCAGCCGGCGTCTATCATGAGCATCAACATGACTGTTGAGGTTCCTGCAGGCGCTGACTCAGCTGATCCGGCAAATGTCCGAGCTGCGTTTTCAGCAGCTATCGGTGCTTTAAATCAACAAAGCGCCGGTATTGGTGACTCTGCTGTATCTGGGATATTCTGACAGAGATGTCAGCGTACCCTAAGGCTTTCGGATTTTCCGAGGCCGGCTTGATACCTTACTGAGGTGAAAAACAAACATATGCATGATTATGCTGTGTTGAAGCAGTGTCTGCTTGACGACCTTTCGATTGACGAGCCTGTACCGTTCTTTACGAGCGATATGGACTTATCTACCGTGCGGTCTCACGCTCTAGCGTCGGCGTTTTTGAAAAAGAACGTCGATGTTTTGAGTCCTGAGGCGGACAAGGCATGCCTAGATTTGTTTCTTTCTACAAATCAAAAGTGTGCTGAGTTCTCCTTTAAGTGTAGTGGGATTTATGATGATAGAATAATCGGCGAAGTTACTAAAATATTCGACGATATGTTCTTCCACGGTCCTGATTTAGCCGTGAGCTCCTTGGATTTCGAGGAAGCTCTGATGGTTGGTCCAGGAGCAAGTCTTGGAGCTCAATCGTATAACTTTTATTCAAAGTTGTTCGACAGTCCCTTGACGAGCACGAATGGTCGCTTACTCCATTTATATCGGAGGGCTATTAAGGTTAACCCTAGCTGGTCTCATGCGGAACAACTGCGTGAGGCTAGATTTGGGACTTTGCTAGTTGGCGGCAACCGTTTATCATTCGTTCCTAAGACGTCTGCTATATCGCGATCTATTTGTACTGAGCCCTCTTTGAATATGCTTTTTCAGAAGGGTCTAGGTACCGTTTTAGAGCGCTTGTTGGATAGGCATTTTAAGATTGATTTGTCTGTTCAGCCTGAGCTTAACCGCGGCCTAGCGATGAGAGGTTCTCTCGATGGTGCTTTTGGCACTATCGACCTCAAATCGGCCTCAGATAGTATGTCGCTCGGGATGCTGAAGTCTGTCTTACCTCCTTATTTATTTAGGTGGCTGATGGATTTTAGAAGCCCTTCTACTACCCTTCCGGGTGGAGAGATAATAGAGCTTCATATGGTGTCGTCTATGGGGAATGGATTTACGTTCCCTTTACAGACGATGCTTTTCGCGGTAATTGTACGGGCTTGCTACCGCTTGCTTGGGATAAAACTCGAGTATTCGGGTGGTAGGCCGAGCAACTTTGGTGTATTTGGCGACGACATAATAGTCCGTAAGGACGCTTATGAATTTGTCACGCATGCACTTAGGTTGTTTGGTTTCGTGGTGAACACTGAAAAGTCGTTCAACACCGGTCCGTTCCGCGAGTCCTGTGGTGGTGATTTCTTTAAAGGCTCCAATGTAAGAGGAGTCTACTGCAAGTCACTTTCCACTCGTGCGGATGTCTATTCTACCATTAATCGCTTAACTCGTTGGTGCTCCGTTGCGGGTATTGTTCTTCACAAAACTCTCAGCCGCTTGTGTGGGTTGGTACCATTCTTACCGGTGCCGTTCCATGCTGGCGATACTGAGGGCGTGAAGGTCCCGTTGCGGTTCAACTCTAAGGCCAGGTTCGATAAGAATGGGAGCGTGATATACTACGCTCTGCTTCCAGTCGCGCGCAACTTTAGGGTTCCTGCTGACGAAGCGAAGACGCTTCATTACCCCGACCGGAAGGTAGCCA